GAAAGGTGGACGTGTGGCCGCTGGGCGTGGACGAAGGCAAACTTATCGTTACGCGCAGGCTGAACAAGACCGATCCGGGGCCTGGTTACTGCCATTTCCCGCACGACCGGCCAGAAGAATGGTTTAACCAGATAACCGCGGAAAAACTGGTAACGCGTTACGTGAAAGGGCAGCCGGTGCGCGAGTGGAAAAAGCCGGATCGCGCCCGAAATGAGGCGCTGGACTGCCGCGTATACGCTTATGCGGCGCTGAAAATCAACGCCCCGCGCCTGCTGAAAATAGCCGAAAGGCTGGGGCTGGACACCAGCAACGCGCACCCGGAAAAACGCAAACGGCTTAAAGCCGTGCCAAAAATGCCGAAACGCGAGCCAGAAACGGTAATTATTGAGACAGAACAGCCGGAAACCGTGCCAGAACCGGCCAAAACTGAGAAAACGGCACCAGTGGCGCAGCAAGATGCCATCCCGCACAATGACAAGGGGCCGGAAACCACGCAAAATCGCCCTGTTAGAGCCAGATCGCGTTCTGCCGCTGCGCAGAAAAGCAGGAAGGGCCGCGGGGCATCAAACTGGGTAAAAAATTGGTGAGAAAATGACATTAAGCGCACCGAAAGACATAACGCAGGGGCTGCCGGTAACATGGCCGACGCGGTACCGGCCAGCAGGCATTACCACCAGCGGCAAAATATTCCTGCGCGGCCCAGCTGCGGTTACGCTGGAATCCACGGTGGAAAACGGGTATCTGGTGTTCCGGGCGACTGCCGAAGAGGCGGCGAATTTGATACCCGGACTTTATTTTTATGAGATCCGGGCCACCACGGGCGTGGACGTGCAAGTGCTGGAGCGCGGGCGCGTGCAAGTGGCCGTTAACCTGGCCGATGTGGGGCCGGATTTCGACGGCCTGAGCGCCAACCAGAAAGCATTAGCCGCCATCAACGCGACGCTGGCCGCCCGCGCCACCGGTGGCACCCCCGTGCGGTACCGTATCAACAACCGCGAATTATACAGCGAATCCATGAGCGATCTTTTAGCCTTGCAACGGTATTACCAGAACCTGGTAAACGCGGAGCTGGCGAAAGAATCGGGCGCGGATCTGTGGAATCGTAAAATAAGGTTTTCGCTCAAATGAAATTATTTAACTGGGGCCGAAAAAAAGAGACACCGCCACCGCCGCCGCGCAAGCGCCAGCGCATTTCCCCTACGCTGACTTTCGGAAAGCGAATTTTTGACGCAGGCAAAACGGATCGCCTTTCGATGGAGTGGGGCAACGACCCGTTAACCGCTGATGATGTGATTAGCAAAAACTGGGGGCCGCTGGTGGCCCGCAGCCAGGAGCAAATCGCCAATAACGACTACGCCAAACATTATGTGCGCCTGGCAATGCAGAACATTGTCGGACAACGCGGGATTGTGTTGCAGGGCCGCAGCAAAGACCGCAAAGGCACGCTGGACGCGCAAGCGAACGCGGCGATCGAAAGGGCGTGGAAGGACTGGAGCAAGAAAAATAACTGCGACGTTACCGGCAAAAAATCAATGCGCGAGGTTGCCAACCTGGCGGTGCGTAGCGCGATTGCAACCGGCGAATTTTTCCTGCGCAAAGTGTACGGGCAGGACGGTGGGCGCTACGGCTTTGCGCTTCAATTCATCCCATCCCAACGGTGCCCGGTTGACATGGTGATCGACCGGTTGAACGGCGGTACCAATTTCGTGCGCTTTGGTATTGAGTTCACCCAGTACGGCAGGCCGGTGGCGTACTATTTCCGCACGCTAATGTCCGACGCCGATCGCTATATGTACAACGGCAACCCTTACGTGCGCGTGGTGGCAGAAGATATTATTCACGGATTCCGCGAAGAGATACCCGGCCAGCGCCGCGGCCTGCCGTGGCTGGCTACGTCGCTTTTCCGTATGCGCCAGTTAAAGGGCATGGAGGAATCCGCGCTGGTTAACGCCCGTATCGGTGCCAATAAAATGGCGTTCGTTAAATTCGATAACGAGAGCGACGCGCCGGAGTACGACGAGGATGATCCGCCAGTAATCGACAGCGAGCCGGGGGAAATTAACTGGCTACCGAAGGGCGCAAGCCTCGATAAGTGGGATCCGCAGTACCCGAACGGCGAATATGCCATTTTCACCAAACAGCAGCTGCGCAGCATTGCCGCGGGGCTGGGCGTTGCTTACAACAATCTGGCGCAGGATCTGGAGGGCGTAAACTTTTCCAGTATTCGCCAGGGTACGTTAGACGAGCGCGAAACGTGGCGCGACCTGCAAGAATGGATGATCGAAGACCTGATGCAGCCCGTTTTCGATGCCTGGCTACCGCGTGCGCTGCTGGCCGGTCTGATTACCACGGACAACGGCAAGAGCCTGAACCCTGTACAGCTGAGTAAGTACAGCGAAGTGCTGTGGCAGCCGCGCCGGTGGGCATGGATTGATCCGGTTAGCGACGTTAAAGCCAGTGTGGCGGCCAAAAACGCCATGCTTAAATCGCCTTCCGAGCTTATCCGCGACGGTGGGCAAGACCCGGAAGAAGTCTGGACGCAGACGGCGCAAGATATTTCCACGCAGCTGGAATACCTGCGCAAAGCTGGCCTGAGTGAAAAGGCAGCGGAAAATCTGGTAATGTCTGGCTATGCAATTGATCCCAAACTAATGGTGGAACCGAATGAAGCGGAAAACAGCAATAGCGGTAACGCTGGCGGCAATTCTGGGCAGTAGCTTTACCCGTGGTGCGACAGCCGAACAATTAGACCTTGCCCGCGTTAACCGCGATTTGCCAGCCCAAACGCGGGACATGCAGATCGACTACGTGGACAAGGAAAAACGCACGGTGCAGATCTCTTTTTCCAGCGAACTGCCGGTGCGCCGGTGGTACGGGAACGAGATTTTAAGCCATGAGCCTGGCGCGGTGGACTTCACCCGGCTGGAATCTGGAGCCGCGGCCCTGCTGGTGGATCACAACTGGCAGGATCAAGTCGGAGTAATCGAACGCGCATGGATAGGCGAAGACCGGCGCGGTTATGCGGTGGTGCGTTTCGGTAAGAGCGCCCGCGCAGAAGAAATTTTTAACGATGTGATCGACAAAATCCGCACGCTGGTAAGCGTGGGTTATCAGGTGCTGGAAGCCAAACTATCGGTGGAACGTGAGGACGGCGAAGACGACTACCTTATGACCCGCTGGCTACCCTATGAAATCAGTTTCGTATCGGTACCGGCAGATCATACCGTAGGGGCTGGGCGTGCTGCCCCGTTTAATGCCATCCCGCACAATGACACCGGCGATAATCCCGTTAATAATGCCCGTAATGGTGAACCACCAGCGGCAAAACCCAATAAACCCGGAGCAAGAAAGATGGAACAAAAAGACCTTTACGATCAGGCGGGCAACTTTGTGCGCGCAATGGTGGACGAGCAAGGCAATATCGTGCGCGTGCTTAAAGTGCTGCGCGCTGCTGCGCCCGAAAACAACAACCCAACCAACGAGCCAGGCAACGGCGGCGAACGCACCGCAGCGCAGGTTCTGGAAGATGAACGCACCCGCGTGCGTGAATTAACCACGATGGGCACCAGCTACAACCTGGCGACCGAAGCCGCCCGCGCCGTAGCCGAAGGCACCACCGTAGAAGAATTCCGCGCCATCGCGCTGGATGCCATCAACAAGCGCCAGCAGCAGCAACCAGGCACCCGTAACCTAAAAGGCACCAACGGCCAGCGCCCTGCGCCGACCGGTACCGGCGAGCGCGGCACCCCGCTGGCGGAAATGGACAGCCCGGAAATCGGTCTGGACGAAGAAGAAGTGCGTAGTTATTCACTTTTCAACGTCGTGCGCCATCTGGCTAACCCTACCGACATGCGCCTGCGTGAAGCTGCGGCCTTTGAGCTGGAATGTTCGGAAGCGGCCCAGCGCCAGACCGGACGCACCGCACAGGGCGTTCTGATCCCGCAGGACGTGTTACAGCGTTTCGGTAACGAAGCCACCATGCGCGCATTTAACGCAGGCGGCGCGGCCAACACGCCGACCGGCGCGATCACTGGTGGCAATCTGGTAGCCACGAATTTTATGGCGTCCAGTTTTATCGACCTGCTGCGCCAGCGCACCGTAATTATGCAGCTGGCCCGCACTATGGGCGGCCTGGTGGGTAACGTCGAAATCCCGAAACAGATCGCTGGTTCACAGGCGTACTGGATTGGCGAGCATGAAGACGCGCCGGAAACCAGCCCGCAGATCGGCCAGATCGGCATGAACCCGCATACGCTGGCGGCGTTTACCGATATTTCCCGCCGTCTGCTGATGCAGTCTACGCCGGACGCGGAAGGCATCGTGCGCGCCGACCTGATCAGCGCCATCGGCCAGGGCATCAACAAAGCCGCATTCTACGGCGACGGCACCGGCAACGCGCCGCTGGGCCTTCTTCACCAGGATGGGATCAGCGCGGTAGAGTTCGCAGCAGCGAACCCGAACTGGGCCGAAATTGTAGAAATGGAAACCAAGATCGCGTCCGAAGATGCCGACGTTAGCAGCATGGCCTACGTTCTGAACACCGTAATGCGCGGCGCGTTCAAAACCACGCCTAAGCTGACCGGTGGCAGCGATCAGGGTATGCTGTGGGAAAATGGCAACACCCTGAACGGGTACCGCGCCGAAGTAACGAACACCGTTAATTCTGGTGATGTTTTCTTTGGTAACTTCAATGATTTTATCATTGGTATGTGGGGCGGCCTGGACATGATTGTGGATCCGTTCTCACTGAGCAAAAAAGGCGGCCTGCGTATCGTCGTGTTCCAAGATGTGGACTTTGCACTGCGCCGCACTGAATCTTTTGTTTACGGCCACCAGGCAGCTGGCGCATAAGTAAACCCGCACTGAGAGCCGCCCCCGTGGCGGCTTCTTTTTCGCTATATCGGAGCTAAAAACCATGAGTAAATCTATCGTTTTAGAAGTAACCAGCGCGATCGTTCTGGGCGGCCAAATCCAGCCGGTGGGCAGTGAGATCGAAGTAACCGAAATCGAAGCACGTATGCTTATGCAGCGCGGCAAAGCCAAGCTGGCCGAAGGCGAGGTGCTGGACATGGGAAACGCGCAGGCGCTGACAACCCAAACGATTTATGGCGAGAATGGAAACGGCTTAGAAACCGCGCCGCTCAACACCGTTGATCTGTCCAAAATGACTGTGGAGCAATTGCACGAATATGCCCGCGCTAAATCGTTTACCGTAACCAAAACGAAAAAGGCGGATATTCAGGCTGAATTGCAGGAGCAGTTAGATCACGACCTTTCAAAAGAGCTGACCGACGCGCAGGGCGCTGAACTGGCCGCGAAGAACACCAGCGAACCGCTGAAAGAAGCCGATCTGGAAGAACTGAAAGAACGTAAGGAATAAGCCGCTATGAGTAAACCCGCCTGGGAAAACCTGGGCGTGTTTTTTCAGTCGGACAGAAAGGGCGGCTTTGCTAAAGCTGCCTTTTTTTTTAAGGCTGATGGCACGCCAGTAAACGACGCTACGGATCCAGTTTATGTTATTTACGACGATCCGAAATATGACGCCAACGCAGGGGAATACAACTACGAAACCAGCGAACCGCGAATAACGTTTGCAGAAAACATCGCGCTGGCTGGACTCCGCAAAAAAGACCGCGTGCGCATTCAGGATGAAGGCGAATTTATTCTGGAAGAACACCCGCGACCGGATGGAACGGGCACTGTTTCCATAAGTCTGGCCCCGGCTGATGCTTACCTTTGATATTGATTTAGACGAGCTGCGCAGCCAGGTGGATGGGCTGGAGATCAGCGAAAAGGTATTTAAATCCATGATTGGCCGCGCCTGCAACCGCACCGCGGCCACACTGCGAAAACTGAGCGGCAAGGGGCTTAAAAACGAATTGCAGCTGCGCACGCTGGGAACCATGCGTAACCGCCTGCGCACTATCAAACTGCGCGGATCACGCACTGGCGTGGCGCTGTGGTACGGGCTTAATGATTTGCCCGTTTCGGTTTTTAAGGGCCGCGTAAAACAGGATCAGGGCGGCGCGTGGAGCGGTGATTTTTATCATGCTGGCGGCTTTGTTGGTAAGACGAAAAAGGGTAAAGGGACGATCTTTAAACGCAAAGGAACCGACCGGCTGCCCATCGTCGAACAGCTGAACACGATAAAAGACCAGGCCGACATTTACGTGGAAGATGAAATCTTTACGCAAACAGAGGAAATTTTCTGGGGCCATTTCATGCGCGACCTTAAAGCCCGCGAGAAGTACAAGAAAATTAACGAAAGGTGGCAGTGATGGAAACAAACCCTTATGTAAACGTAGCGAAGCTATTCGACGCGATAGTGGCCGACATTAAAGAGCAATTCCCCGATCTGGTGAACGTGCAGTTTTTCCCGGACGACCCGGAAGACCGCGTGCAGCTGCCCGTCCCTGCTTGCCTGCTGGACGTGTCGGAAATGGAAGTGGATATGGAGGAAGATCCGGGAACGCAGCAGGTGGCGGCGCGCTTTTCGTTTTCGGCGTTCCTGGTAATCAGCGGGCTACAGGATGGCAACACGAAGCTGGCGATCAGGCTGCTGGCTGCGTCGCTGGTATCGTTCCTGCGCCTGCGGCACTGGCGCGACCCGGACGACCCCAGCAAATGCCTGCCAACTGACCCAGCGATCCCGATTGGCGCTTACCGCGACGATTTCGACCCGCGCCTGGACCGTTACGAAGTCTGGCGCGTGGACTGGGAACAAATCGTTTACCTGGGCGAATCGGTATGGGCTGGCGGCGCATTCCTGCCGACAGGCATCTGGCTGGGACAGTCGCCGGAAATCGGCGCGGCGCACGTTGATAAGTACGAAAGGATCGACAATGGACAGTAACGAGCTATTCCAGCGCCTCGATGGCGTAATAAAAACTGGTTATATCCGCAACGTTGACCCGGACGCCAAACAGGTGCGCGTCGCCGTCGATGGGAACGTGACCCCGTGGATCGACTGGATGGTTTTTCGTGCTGGCCTTCTTTCGTTCTGGAGCCTGCCAGACCGTGGCGAAAAAGTGGTGATCGCTGCGCCTGCTGGCGACATTTCAATGGCGATCGTTCTGGGCAGCCTTTACAGCGATAACGGCGGCGACGCGCCCAGCAGCGACCCGGAAGAAACGTATATTAAATTCCCTGACGGCAGCACGCTGGTTTATAACCACGGCGAAAATCAGTTTAACCTTACCGTGACCGGCCAGGGGCTGGTAAATATCGCGTGCGTAAATGCCACCGTAGTGGCTGCCGAAAAGGCCACGATAGACAGCCCGCAAACGGACATTACCGGCGATCTGCTGGTTAAGGGCCAGATAGTTGGCACGAAGGGAATGGCGATAAGTGGCGGCAGCGGGGCCAGCGTTTCGGGCAATGTGAACGTTTTCGGCGGTGACGTGAAAGCCGATGGCGTGGGCCTGAAATCGCATACGCACCGCGAGCAGGGCGACGGCAACAACGTGGGGCCAGCGAACGGCTAATGCCATCCCACACAATGACAGGATAGAGGGCGCACAATATGATTGGAACAGATCGCAACACTGGGGAATTGATTAACGGCGTGGAACACCTGCGCCAATCCCTGCAAGACCTGCTGACCACCAGAAAGGGCACCCGCATAATGCGCCGTGATTATGGCAGCGACCTGCCCAGACTGGTGGATATGCCCATTAATCGGGAACTGATTATGGACATTATCGCAGAGACGGCAGGCGCGATCGGGGAATGGGAACCGCGTTTAACGTTACCGAAGTGCGCATAACCACCATAACGGTTAGCAGCGTGGTGATAGCGGTTAGCGGTAATTACCTGCCTGATGGGCAGCAAGTAACAATCGACGGGATCGTGGTGAAATAATGGCCGGAAATAATTTTACAGCGGTAAACCTGAGCCAGCTACCCGCGCCGCAGGTAGTGGAAACGCTGGATTTCGAAGAAATACTGGCCCAGATTCTGGCCGACTTCAAACAACGCCAGAAGGACGCCGGACAGGATTACACCGCAGTGGTAGAAGCCGATCCGGCCTACAAAATGGCAGAGGCTTGCGCCTATCGGGAAATGATTGTGCGCGCCCGGATCAACGAATCAGCCAAAGCGGTGATGCTGGCCTACGCCGAAGGAAGCGACCTGGACCAGATAGGCGCAAACGCAGGCGTTAAACGCCTGGTGCGGCAGGAGGCGGATCCCACCACCATTCCGCCTACGCCGCTGATTATGGAAAGCGATGCCGATTTTCGTTACCGCATTCAGCTGGCCCCGGAGGCGTACACCACCGCAGGCAGCGAAGGCTCTTACCAGTACCACACCCGCAGCGCCAACGGCATGATCAA